ACTTCGGCCTTGAGGATGCGCTGGTTGGCGGCGGCAAGGGCCTCGTCCTTGACGGCCTGTTCCTTCCGGGCGGCCTCGTATTCGGCCTCCTTGCCCTGCAGGGCGGCGATCTGTTTTTCGAGTTCGTCGACCTTGTCGGCCTTGGCGTAGGCTTCGTTCAGTTTCTTTTCGAGGTCGCGGTTGACTTTCCGCTGTCCTTCGAACTTCGACTGCCAATCCTCGCCGCCGGTGTTCTCCGGCTTCTTGGGCTTGTTGTCGCCTGTCTGCTGGTTCTGGTTTGCGGGATCCATGTTCTTCCTTTCGATTCGCTGGATCATTGCTGGAAAATCTGTCCGCCGGAGGTGACCCATCGGCGGTATTCGCGTTCGCATTGGGCGGCGATTTCGGGGGTGAGGGGCATGCGGCCATCGTTGGGGTTGCGGCCCTCCAATACGGCCTCGTAGCGGAGCTTCGCGGTCTGAACGCGCTTCTCGGCGGCGGTCAATAGTTCGACGCGCCCCTGCCGGTACGTGTTGTCGTGCAGCCACATGCTTTTGCGGATCTCGGGCACCTTGCCGCGCCAGTCGTTGTCCACGAAATATCCGTTGGCCTTCAACGCGGCTATGGTCTTCTCCCGGTCGCCTCCGGTCAGCGAGTAGATGCCGTCGATGGACAGGCGGCGTTTCATCCTCCGGCCGGACTGTTGCGCGTATTGCATGCTGGCCCACCCGTATCGTGTGGTGCCCTCGCTGGTGGTCAGCGCCGTATAGCCTTTGCCCACCTTCCGCATGCCGCGTTTCGAGTTGACGACCTGGTAGATGTCGGCGCCATCGCGGATGGCCTGCGCGTAATTCGCGCCGAAGCGCTTGTCCTGCTCCTCACGGGAGAGGCTTTTGAAACCCTCCATGGGGTCGCTGATCCACCCCTGTTGTTTGGCCATGCCCTGGCTGCAGGGCACGTGGCGGCCGTGGCAGTGCGGGTGGCGCAGGAACCCCTCGTTGAAGCGGAACCATTTGCCGGCCAATATCATGCACCTGTCGCAGCAGGTGGCGGACTCGACACGCACGTAGCCGACCTTGGGACGGCTGGTGATGTCCAGTGATTCCGCCTGGCGGGCGGTGTCCATGACCGCCAGAGAGGTAAGCATGACCAGCAGGTTGCGCCCATATTCCAATGCCTCCAACGGGGAGCTGCCGGTGCGTATCGCGTGCAGGGCGGCGAACACTGGGGATTGGAAGTAGGAGGCGATGTCGAGGCCGGACGGAGCCCAGCCTGCGAATGCGTTCGGGTTAGCCAAAGCATGGGGAGTGACGTACACGCCCTGTTCGGCGAGCATCATGCCGCTCGCGTCGATGGCTGTCTCCGCCGACTTGGTTTGGATGGTGGAGAACAGGGTGAGGAAGTCGCGGCTTATCGACTTCCACGACGCCTGGATGTTATTGGCGTCGACCCTATTCCATGTTCTGCGTGCGGCTCTGTCCGCCGCCAGCTCCAAGGTCGCCAGCCGTTTCTGACTGTAGGCCAGCACCTGAGATTCGACCGCCATCAGCGCCTCCGATCTGCAGGGCACGGTTCAACGATTCGAGTTCGGGGTCGGCCATCTCGTCGGCGCGCATGCGCATGATGCGCTGCACCTCGTCCGAGCTTTGGCCCATCTGCTCCGCGACCCATTGGATCGGGAAGCCGAGCTGCTTGTATTTGAGCATCGCGTCCGCCATCAGGGTTTCGCTGCGATACTGCGGGGTCGCGAACTGCACCTTGGAGTCGGCGATGATGCCCGCCTCGTCCGTGTCGTTTTCGTAGCGCATGGCGATGCTGCAGATGTCGCGGATGGGGGATTTCAGGAAGCTGATGCGTTCGATGGTCTTGGATACGAGGCCGGCTTCGGCGACCTCGTAGCCTGTGGCGGGAACCTCCGCGTTTGTCAGCAGGTAATGGCCGGGGGTGCGTGTTTCGGCGGCGATATGTTCCACGGCCTTCTCGATGACCGGGATGAACACGTTCAGGTTCGAGCTTGACCATTCGCCCAGGTTCACGTTGTCGCCGGTGAACTGGTAGATGCGCTCCAGCACCTGCTTGTCGAGTTCGATGGGCTTTTCGCCGACCTGCTGTCCCTCCTCGTTGTAGACGGGCTCGACGAGCGGGTCTCCGCCGAGGATCACACGAGCGGGCAGCGACGCATAATCGAGAGCGTTGAGCAGGTAGGCCCATACGACGTTGACCGTGTCCTGCATCGATTCGACGTGCGCGATGTCGCTGATCGGCGCATTGTCCAATAGCATCTGGTTGCGGAACTCGCGCAGGGGAATCGTGTCCAGACCGGTGGGCTGAGGGTCATTCATCTTCCAGCCGTACACGTCGGGCGGCACGCGCTGGTCGGTCAGACCGAGCATCTTCTTGCGTTCCATGCTGACCGTCCAGCCGGGCAGCATGAGAGTGCCGTACTCCTTGTCGTCGCCCTGCTGGATGAGGAACCCGGCTGACGGCTGGCCGGTGCGCGCATCGTAGATGACTGCGGCGCTGTCCGGGTGCTCGAACGTGATGCGGGCCCTGCCGTCGACCTGCGTGACCAAGGCGAACGCGCGGCCCGTGGTGGTCATCATCAGCGCGGCTTCCTGAAGTCCGCGTTCGAAGTCGTTGCGGTCGAGGCATTTCATGATGCCGGTGCCGAGCTTCACGTCATCATAAGGGACGAAGCCCTTGAACTTGATGCGTTCCACTGGGGCCTGCGCCACGGGGAGGCACCAGTTGTCGGAGAAGTCGGAGAACCGGTCGCTCATGTAGCGCTTGAATTCCTTGGACGCGAACTTGAGCTTGCCGCGTTTGCCCAAGACGTAATCGGTGTGGGTGCCGATGCTGGGTCGACGGAACTGGATCTTATCGGCCAGTCGGTTCGCCAATGAGGACAGTTCCTGCTGGCTGTAGTCCATCAGTACCTCCTTCTGGTCGATGATCCGGTAAGCATGTAATTGTGTTTGCGAGCGCCCCAGCCGGCGGCTCGTGCGTCGCATGCGGCTTCGTGGGCGAGCACGCTGGTCACGGCGGCGTCTATCTTCCTGTTCTGCTGGGGTTTCGCCAGCCCGTAGCGTTCCAGGGTCTTGGCGACCTTTCGCGCGTTCATCATGTGGGTGCGGGTGACTGGGCAGCCGTCCTGTGTGATGCGATGTGTGGTCAGGTCGGCTTCGAATCGGCGCAATGCCTCGTAGACGGCTCCGATGCGGGAGCTGCCCGACATGCTCCATGGCATGAATTTCTTCGGCCCGTAGGCGCGATCCCATGCTTCTATCTCCGATTCCCATGACAGTTCGTCGCGGAAGCCGGGATCGCAGTAGGCACGTTCGATTTTGTAGCGTTCGTTGAGTTCCGCCCATGCTGCGGATACCTCGGCGCGGGGGATGCGCCCGCCCCATTGTTTCGGGTTCCAGATGGTCGCACGCCGGTCGGGCCCGTATCGGGGAGTGAATATCAGCCCGTCGAGGGTCTCCATCTTGATGCATGTCCAGTCGTCGTTCTCCGAACCGTCGAAGCCCGCGCATACGCGCGTGCCTTTTGGCGGGTTCGGCAACCAGAATTCATGCGCCGGCATAGCAGCTCTCCCACAGTCCGTCTTCGAGCCATGCGCCGCCGCCCTGCACCAGACGGTTCCCGAAGAACCGTTCCGCTTGGGTAGGGTCGGTCTTCATCAGCGCCTTGGCTTCCGATTCGATGGAATTAAGGTCGACCCACGGGGAGCCGCGATACACGTATTCGAGCATCTTCAAGCGTTCGGATTTCAGATTGAAGTCCAACGGCCGGCCGTCGCGGTGACGCAATGATTTCGCGAGATCGGGGTTCCGGTAGAACACGAACACGTCGTCCTCGGCGTTCTCGAACACCTGCTGCGCGTAACTGTCCTCGCCCGGATCCCATGCGTTCGTCCACGCATGTGTGCGGCCGCCCATGCCGGCGGCTCCTCGGCGCTGCGTGGTGGCGACCGCTATCATGCCGTTCGATTTCGTGTACAGGCCGGCCTCGTCCTGTTCGGCGTCCGTGATCGGATTGCCCAGACGGGATTTCGCCGAGGCGGTGACCACGTCGATGCGATCCAGGTCCAAGGCGTCGGCCTCGCCTTCGCGCCCCGGCTGCAATATGCGGATGAAGGTGTCCCTCACGCGCATGAGCTCCTTGAGCGGGCCCAGCAGGATCGTCGCCACGAGAGGACGGTAGATGTTGCGTACCTGTTCCTCGGAGTTGGCGGTCAGCTGGATGAGCGGCGACGGATGTCGACGGCCTTTCGGCTCGCCCGGATTGTACGGCCACTCCCAGCCGCACGGACAACCGTTGTCGGCGCAACGGTACATGTCGCCTTCTCGCGCCCAGCCATCGAAGATGGTGGGCCCGCAGCCCTCGGCGGCGGTGAAGAACGCCGTGCATGGCCCCTTGCCCCATTTCTGCGGTCCGACGGTCAGCGTCATGCGGTATTCGAATGCCTGGTTGAGTACCATCGGGTTGTCGACGGTGACTTCCTCGGGCGGCACATATGGGGCGTCCTCGCGGATGCGCCAACGGTTCGCCGCCAGCCAGTACTGCCAGTCGGACAGCACCACTGGACGGCCTCGCAACGGGCCGTCAGGCTGCCGGCAGTGACGTTCGATCCATGCGCACACCAGATGCCCCAACGTGGGGAAGTCGATGAGCCATGAATCCTCGTCAGCCATTGCCGCTCATCCGACGCTGGTACACATGCTTCGTCTCGTCCATGGGAGAGCGTTCGGCGGCTGATTCCTGGTTCAGCTCCTTGGCCCTGCGGCGCGTGAACTCCGAATCGACTGGCTTCCGCTCGGCCTCCGCTTCGATTTTCCAGCCTAATGCCTGCAATCCGGCGGCGCTCATGCCGACGCGGTCGGAGATGCGCAGCAGCACGGTCAACGCCGTGGGTGCCGGCGCGATCTCGCATGCGGTGGAAAGCCGCGCGTACAACGCCAGTTCGTGAATCATCCACTTGAACTGGGGCAGATGCCAGGCGCGTGCCTGAGGCAGCTTCCACAGCCACTTCCACTTCTCCGCCTCAAGTTTGCGGACGCGCTCGTCATCGGCGGGCTCCAAGGGCCATTCCGGCGGCTTCATCCGGCACTCGGTGTTCGGCAGGCTCTGCAATGTGTATCCGAGTCTGCGGCTCTTCTCGCTGTTCGGGTCCTTGGCCGGCCCGGAGCGTACTCGTTTGCCTCCACTTGGCATGATGTTCACCTGTATTTCGTCA